CCCGCCGTCTGATCCGATGATTCAACGCACAATCAAGGCGCTACGGGACAACGGCGCGGATCAAGCGGTAGTGGATAACGTCCATCGGGCGTTGCTGCAGCTCTACCCCAAGCAGTCTGCGATCATGAACATGATCAAGCGTAAGAACGCACCGGGCTTTGAGCAGGATGTTGTGCGTGGGTATGCCACACTGGCCCCGACGTTGATATCACAGACTGCGTCCCGGATGTATAACCGCACGATCGAGGACGCTGCATCCAACGCACGAATCGAGCTGGAGAACTTGTCAGGGAGTGACCCGCGTGGGTTTGACCCAATGGCCGATGAGTTGGCCCGTGAGTTGTCTGGCGAAAAGAACTCTCGCCTCGACGTGACGTTGAACCCGAGCATGGGCTCGATCGCGCAAAGCTTGAACTGGATGACTTACGGCTTCCACATGGGTGCCAACGTGTCGTCGGCCATCGTTGAACTGACCTCGACCCCGATGATTGCCTATCCGCTGCTCGGCGGACGGTATGGTTTTGGCAAAGCGTTTTCTGCGCTAACCGATGCGTCCAAAGAATACGGCAAGCTGATATTTAAAGACGCGGGCAAGAACTTCCAGACGCATCACTATCTGTCCACGGTCAACACGGTTCCGCCGGGTCACAAGTACCACAACCTGATCAAGACGCTGCAGGCCCGGGGTGTAACCAACGTGTCGGTTGCGCAGGAGATCATGGACACGCAAGCAGCTCGTGGTGGCACGATGTCAAAGCTTCGTCGCAATATCGGCACAGCGCTGGGCATCATGCACCACCATGCGGGTATGGCTAACCGTGAAATCACGGCGATGGCTGCGTATGATCTGGCGAAGAAGGCCGGGAAGTCTGAAGAGCAGGCCATTGACTACGCGATAAGGACCACGGTTCAAGCGCACGGCAGCGGCATGATTGAAACAGCGGGCACCATATTCCAGCACCCGGTTGGCCGTGTGATCCTGATGTTCAAGCGGTATGCTCAGAACATGATGTTCCTTATGGCGCGGACTGTGTACGTCGCTACCAAGGGGGATAATACCCTTACGCCGGAAGAGCAGGTCATGGCCAAATCGATTGCCCGTAAGCAGTTGGCGGGTATGTTTGTCATGGCGTATGCGTTCTCGGGTGCGCAAGGGATGCCGTTCTACGGGATGTTGGAACTTATCCATGATGCGCTCGACGCTGCGTTTGGCGACGATGAAGACCCACAAGACTTCAACCTGATGGTTCGCAACGCTATCGGTGAAATGAACTACAAGGGCCCGTTCGGTGCCCTCACCGGTATGGACATCGCTCAACGCACAGGCTTTGGTGACTTGATCCTGCGTGATGACTCCCGGACGAAGGCCGAGCTGGGCCCGGTTCGCTACTATGTCGAGCAGCTGCTCGGTGCGCCGATGGGAATGGTTGGCAATATCGATCGCGGTTTCCGCATGATCAACGAGGGTTATTGGGAGCGTGGTCTGGAGGCGATGTCCCCTGCTGTACTGCGCAACGTATTCAAAGCCAACCGTTATGCCATTGAAGGTGCCACGACGCTTAAAGGAGACCCGATCCTCGACGATATCAGCATGACGGAGTCGCTGTTTCAGTTGGCGGGCTTTGCCCCGACCCGGCTGTCGGAGATTTACGCTCGGCGTGGTGCTGCAGAAGAGATGGAGCAGGCGATCCAGAACCGCAAGAACCGGCTGCTGGACCAGTATGAGATGGCTCGGGACTCGGGGGATGATGACGCACTCGAAGCCGTACAAGATAAGATCGCTCGCTACAATGAGCTGGTGCCGGAGTATCCCATCACCGCCAAGACGATCCGAGACTCTATCGAAGGTCGCCGCAAGCGCGAAGCGCAGGCGCTGTATGGGGTGCAGATCAACCCGAAACTGAAAGAGAAGATTCGCCGGACTATCGAGGGAGAGGAATAAAAAACCCCCGGCATTGCGCCGGGGGTGAAGGGGAGGAGAAGCGACGGCTAGCGAGGAACTAGCGTCAGGCGGATACTAGCACGGGTCAACGGATACGCCAAACCCGCAAGCCGGTCAGCCCCTTCTCCACGACCTCTTCGACCAGCACGTCATACCCATGCTCGGCAGCAACTGCCTGAAGTTGTTTACGCGGATGCTGGGTCATGGCAAGCGGTATCGGGACAAAGAACGACGCCCCGATCTGCAGCTTCTCCCAGTCAATTACTACCGGTAGCCCCAACACCTGCACGTTTGTCTGCATCGCCTATAACGTCCTGATCGATGTTGGTAAACACAACCACACGCTCATTGGCTGATATGTGGGTGCCCTTGCCCAGCCGCTTTCGAGTGATCTCCCTGAACTTACCTTCCCGCTTGAAGTAAGCCATGACCGCATCATACGACACCTGCCTGCGGGCACAGAACTCCCGGAATTTGGCCGCGCTCACGCACAGCTCTTGGGTGTCCGGCTCGTAGCGGATCAGCAGCCTGCCTCGTGGTTCCCGTATGGGTGCGTCCAGCATGGTGCCGAGCGTGGGGTTGCCCTTGATCACCAGCATATCGTTGACGTGGCTCGACAGGAACATACCCAGCACCTCATCCAGCGGCACCGTGTCGTTGGCAGTCTTTGCCAGCATCTCAACCAGATAATTGACTACCCACTGGTAGAGACGTTTCATGTCGGCGGAAGTCAGGTTCATAACGCCACATTCCATGACATAAATCCCCGCCGTGAGGATGGCTGCACAGGTGGCTGACTGGTACTGCTCCCGCTGCTGAAGCCCCGCCGCCGTGTCCAGCTTCAACTGCACCTTGCGGAACGTGTCGTGGATCGTGTCGGTCTTGGGGAGCAGGTGCTGGATATACACCTCGCCAGCGGTGCCGTAGTTGTCGAACAGGGGCATGAACAAGGTGTCCGACTCAGCCTTGCTGATCTTCGTAGCCAGAGACACCTCAAACTCCAGAAGCCTGCGCAGCTCGCCATCTGGCTCGCCCTTGATTAGCCGGAGCTTATCGCTGATGACCGCATTGCCGGTCACTACGCTGATGCTGTTCCATGTGGTCTTGTTGACGCGCTCCACGTTGGACGATGACTTCATCCGGTTCTTGGCACGGCCCTGCAGGGAGTCGTAGACGAAGGCGGACAGGTTCTCCGGCATGTCGTTGGTGATCTCGTCCGTGGTCGCAGATATGTTGTTCAGCACGCCCACCCGGTGCAGCCGAGAGTTAACCGTGTCCCGCAGGATCAGGCAGGTGTCCTTGGGGTGGCCGAAGATGCTGTTGATCATCCACAGCAGGGTGGTCTTACCGGTGCCGCCCTTGTCAGAGTGTAGGCTGATGACACCACCTTGGGTCTTGGTGAATGGCATCAGGGGTGAAGCAAACCCCGCCAGCAGGGTAAACAGCTGCAGCTCCATGCCGGGTTGGTTGTAGAAGTTGGCGATCTTCTGCCACGCCTCGAGTGTCCCCGACTTTTGATACGACGATGCGATCGGCACCGTGGTGATGGTGGGTGGGCTGTATCTGACCTCATCGGCGCGAATCTCCCGGTCTCCGACAATGAAGCATTGGTTGTTATCTGCCCAGCCGAACTGCACGCGACCCAGCTTGGACTGACTCGACTTTTGATACGTGTTTACCCAGTAGTTTGAATACGCCATAAGCTTGTCCAGTTGTTGACCTTGCGGGCACATGCCCACCGTTGCGATAGAGTCGCGGAATCGATCCTTCGCCAGCATGTCCGACAGCGGCACGCAGAACTCTTTGACCCCGTCCTGTGGGAAGTGAACCCGAAACAACCCCGTTGCTCCGTCATGTGGGTCTGAAATCTGTGCAACCAAGTAGAAGTCATGCGGGTAGATTAGGGTGTCTTCTTCGTGCGTGGCCCCGGTCTTCTTGTCCTCCACCTGCTCCCTGACGTAAACGCCGCCATTCTTGCCCCTGAAGAACGGGAAGGGGTACGCAGGTATCTCGTAGACCACCGGCTCCTCGGACTCCGGCAGCACCACCTCGACCGTGCGATCCTCCTGCGTAGCCTCCAGCACCCGCCCCATACCCAGCGTGATCGGGGAGCTGATCTTACCGAGATGCGGACAGCCTTCGCACAGTGTGGGATCGATCTTCTGAAACGACGCGCAGGTGTAGGGCCCCTTGGTCGCGCTGGCTTTGCGCTCGGTCTCGTCCGGGTCGTAGTCCGGGTGTTGCTTCGATGCCACATGTATAGCTTTGTCCCGGTCATGGCAGTGCTGGGCGACCGACAGGACGGCCCGCCAGAGGGGCTCCGGGATGCTGGACTGATTACCCACGGCGTGCATGATCTGGTTGCAGCCATCGCCCGCCACGCTGCGCTGAAGGATGTCCTTGAAGTGGGACGGACGGTTGGCCAACAGGGCCTTGGTGACTTCATCCATCGGGCGCTTGGCGGCTGACGCATCGAACTCCGACACCCCCAGCAGCTGCCGTAAATCATCGAAATGGGTGGCTACCCCGGCCTTCAGAATCTCCACCGGCAGGGGGTTGTCTTTGTCCTTGACGTTGAATGACCCCGGCACCCGCAGCACCCGCACGGCGTCAGCCGTAACAGCAGGGTCGGCTTTGAACCCCTTGATGGCGCACAGCTGCTTCAGTTTCTCGGCCACCGGCTTCCACTGCAACCGGTTGACTGCCTCGGTGAACGGCCAGTAGGCGTGGATGCCCCGGCCTGAGTTGATGACCCACGGTGTGGGTAGCCGCATGTCCTTGACGAACTCCCGCAGTGCAGCAACCGCTTCAGCCTGTGTGGCGTACTTCCTGCCTTCCTCGTCTTCGCCGCAATCCAAGTCCACGAACAGGGACCGGATCAGCTTCATGTTGTCCGTCGTGCGCGTGCCGACGGTATTGAATGTCGCTACCGCAAAAAATGTGTTTTGCCCCTCGCTGATCAGTGTGTCGCACCGCGCCTCGAGATCGGTTACCGTATCGTGAAACGTCTGTGATACCCGCTTCCCGTCGATGGCGACCGCCACATAGACCCCCTCTGCAGGTAAAACAGCCTGCAGGAATTCACTTCGTGTTTGCATGGGTGATCCGTCCGAAAGAAAAAATGGGGGTAGGCGTCCCTACCCCCGACACGACCTAGCTTCAGTCGTCCCACTCAGCAAGCAGTGCTTTGGCGTCCTTTTTCGGTTCGGGTGCAGGAGCCTTGGTCGTGCGCTTGGTCGGCGCTTCTTCCGTGGCTTCGGCCTTCTCGGGTTCCGGCTCGGCGGCTTTCTTCGTGACCGGCTTGTCGTTGCTGCGGAACTCTTCGTCCCGCTTCTCGATCTGCTTCACGCCATCCTGCTGCGACACCGTAAACGCGATGGCCTGTTTGGCTGCAGCAGTCTGACCGGCTGCTTGGCACTGCGCATACTCGGCCTCGGACAACGGACGAGCAGCTTTGAACGTCAGCTTCGGCGTAGCCGCATTGGTATCGAACCGCGCCTCGGTAACGACCGCAGTGATCGGCACGTTGAAGCCCGCGAGGAACTTCACATACGCCTGCAGCGGCAGCTTGCCGTTCTCACCGTTGCCGAAGATCGAAGCGGCGGGCAGCGACAGCTGGAACACGTCACCCTCCAGATCATTCTCCAGCACCACCGCGACACGCTGGCTGAAGCGGCACGCACGGGAGTCACCCTGACCGGAGCCCTTGATGTTCTGCGGGCAGTTCGCGCAGGTCTTGCTCTGCGGCTCGGCAACCGACGCATCGGGGGTATCACCATTGGCCGACCAGCAGACCGGTGCTGAAGCCTTCTCCGCGTCCGGGTCATACGTGCCTTGATAGAACGTGCGCCCAACTTTCGGTGCTGCGTTGACGATGACGAAGTTCATCGCCCGATCTTCGTTGACCGCGATCTCCTTGCCGCCGGACATCAGCCGCCACACACCGCCCTTGATCGAGATACGCTTGGCCAGCGATCCGCCACCCATCAGGCTCTTGGTCACATCATCCATCTCACGGTTCTTGAGGTACGCCGGGAGTTGAACGCCGTCTTTAAACAAAGTCATTTCAGATGCCATGCTTGCTTCTCCTTGGTTATTTACTGCTGCGCCGAACGGTTACATCGTAGAAGCTGTCCGAGTTAAGCCCGGGGATTTTGATATCCGGGTTGTCCTTCAGAAACGTCTTCATATTGCCCTGACTGATGCGGCGTTCCATCAGATCAAGTGTGTCGTGCTCCTTGCAGAACTCGTGCATCGCACTCCAGTCGTTAGACCAAAAACGCGTCTTGACCGTGCGCGTGACAGTTCCGAATGTGGTCTTCAGGCTGTCAGCTCCAACAGACTTGCAGCGATCCAACAGCTCCTGCTTGATTACTTCCTGCTGCTCCTTGAGGTTGCCATCATCCTCTTCATACTTACGGGCAAGCGCTTCCCGTGCGTCACGGATTTTAATAAACACCTTGACGAGTTTATCCGCT